CTGCTGATCCAGTCAGTGAAAATATGAATATGATTAATGGCGAACCAGTTAAAGCATTTGAATATCAAGATCAAGAAGCACACATTAGAGTTCATATGAGTGCTATACAAGACCCAGAGTTGGCTCAAATGGGCGCAAACAACCCACAAGGTATGCAGTTACTACAAGCATCTGTAGAGTCTCATATTAGAGAACATTTGGCATTTCAATATCGTGATGAGATTGAAAAAGAATTGGGTGTTGAGTTACCTCCATTGGGTGAGCCTCTTCCAGAAGATATTGAAAAAAGATTGTCATCAATGGTTGCTGAAGCTGCGGAAAGATTATTACAGAAAAACGAAAGAGAAGCGCAACAACAACAAATTCAACAACAAATGCAAGACCCATTGGTTCAAGCAAAAATGCGTGAACTTGATATTAAAGAAGCTGAAGTTCAGCGTAAAGCTCAAGCCGATATGGTTGATGCACAAGTTGATATGCAAAAGGCTCAAAGCCGTGATGCTATTGAGCTTGAAAGAATTAGGTCGCAAGAAAAAATTGCTGATGCCAGCGTAAAACAAAAACTGGTTAGCGATGTAATTGATGCTCAAGTAGAGGGCGAAAAAATTGAAAGTGAAGAAGCCACTAAAGCAGCTGAGATTGCATCAAGACTTGCATCTGATATAACATCTGATAATACTAATGGACAGTAATATACTGATTGAAAAGTTTAAGTCGAGAATACGAGACTTAATGAACGATAGAGCAGATAATATTGCTACAGGAAGTTGTACTAGTTTTGATGAATACAAACATCAATCTGGTGTAATCGAGGGTTTAGCCCTCGCAGAGCGTGAACTTTTGGATATTATTCAAGAATTAGAACGACTCTAAATCGGCATAGTGCCGCAAGGTAACTCGGAAACCTTTAATAATTCCGTGCAAAGAGGTGGTCATGCAAACTGCACTCGATATAGAGAAAGAAAAAAAAGAGGCAACACAGTTGCCAGAACCCACAGGATATAGAATCCTAATTGCAATCCCTGAAAAAGAAGATAAAACCGAAGGCGGTATTTTGAAAGCGGATGAAACTATTCGCAATGAAGAAGTAGCCACTATTACAGGTTTTGTTTTAAAAATGGGACCTGATTGCTACAAAGACGAATCACGATTTCCTACTGGAGCTTGGTGTTCCGAAGGAGATTTTGTTGTTTTTCGTGCATTTAGTGGTACTAGGATTAAAATTCATGGGAAAGAATTTCGCATCATTAATGATGATAGTGTCGAAGCAGTGGTTGATGATCCCAGAGGGATAGAAAAAGTATGAGCGATACTAACGAAAACTCAACAATGAGTACAGAACAGAAGTTTTTAGGCGTTAAATCTAAAATTGGCTCTAAGCCAGATGAGGTTGTTGAGTCTGAAAATGAAATTGATATTGAAATTATTGATGATTCTGAAGAAAAACCTGAAAAAAAAGAAAAGGTTTTTGCTGAAGATGTTAAAAATGATTCAGAAAAGCCAGTTGATGAAGAAATTTTAAATGTCGATAAAGGCGTTCAAAAAAGAATTGATCAATTAACTGCAAAACATCATGAAGAAAGAAGGCAAAAAGAACAAGCTGCAAAACTTCGTGATGAAGCAATTAAATATGCACAGCAAATAAAGTCTGAAAATGATCGTTTAAACCAATTGGTTAATGATGGTCAGCAATATCTTGGAAAACAAGCCGAAGAAAGAGCAGAGTTTGCTAAACAAGCAGCACAAGAAAGATATAAAAAGGCTTATGAAGATGGTAATGCTGAAGAGATTATGATGGCTCAAGAGGCATTAACTAGAGCAACTATGGATGCGGCTAGTGCTGAACAATTTAATGCAAGGATTCCAGAGGAAGAATTTGTTCCACAACAACAAGAACAGTTTGTTCCTCAACAACAGATGCCACCAAGACCTGATGATAAAGCTATTTCATGGCAAGCAAAAAACCAATGGTTTGGAAGTGATCCTGAAATGACTAGCTTTGCATATGGTGTGCATGAAAAATTAGTTAGAGAAGAAAACATTGATCCTGCTTCTGATGAATACTATGAAAGAATAGATTCAAGAATGAAGTCAGTATTTCCAGATTTCTTTGGGAGTGAAGAAAAAGAAGCTGTAAGCTCCAATTCCCAAAGTTCCGTGATTGCACCTGCTACACGCAATAATGGTGCAAAACCACGCAAAGTACAGCTTACAGCAACTCAAGTCGCCCTCGCAAAGCGTCTTGGGGTAACGCCAGAACAATATGCTAACCAGTTGGTTAAGGATATGTCTGCAAATAACTAGAGGATATTTATATGTCTGAAGAGCGCACTCCAAGAGAGGAGTATAATCGAGAAACCACACAACGAAAGAAGTCGTGGTCACCACCAAATGTACTACCTGACCCTGAACCAGAGGAAGGATGGGTGTTTAGATGGGTTCGTACCAGCATGATTGGTAATCCAGATAACACTAATGTTTCCAGTAAGTTTAGAGAAGGCTGGGAGGTCGTCTCTGCTGAGTCTCAACCTAAGTTGAAAATACTTTCGGATGAAGATTCACGCTGGGCAAGCGAAGGTGCAATTGAAGTTGGTGGGTTATTATTATGTAAAGCCCCTGTTGAAATGGTCAAAGAACGTAAAGAATATTACGAGAAAATGGCTGATCAACAAATGAATGGCATTGATAATAATTACCTTAGAGAAAATGATCCAAGAATGCCTATGCTTCAACCGGAAAGGCAGTCTAGGGTTACTTTCGGGAGTAACTCCAAGAAGTAATTTATTATTTCATGGGGTTATGAATTTTAACTTTGTGATGTAAATAGGGAGGCTATTATGCCTAGTAGTGCAACACCTTACGGTGCTATGCCACAAGCTGGACTTAGTTGTAATGGTTCTTTTAGCGGAAAAGTTCGTCACTATAAAATTGCGAGTGGTTATGGCACTGGTATTTTTTATGGCGACTTCGTTAAGCTAGTTACTGCCGGTACTGTCGAAAAAGACACTGGCACGACTTCCTTAACTCCAATTGGTATTTTTGTCGGATGTGCTTACACCGATCCAAATACTAATCAAAAGACCTTTAATCAACAATGGCCCGCATCTACTTCTGCTTCAGATGCCGTAGCCTATGTTATGGATGACCCAGATATTACTTTCCAAATGCAATGTGACGGCTCTGCCGCTCAAGCTGTATTGGGAACTAATTGTGCGGTTGTTCAAACAGCAGGCTCTACCTCTATAGGGACTAGCAAAAACGCTGTCGATATTTCTACTGCAGCTACCACTAACACACTACCAGTTCGTATCATCGAGTTTGTCGATGGACCGAACTCTGCTGTTGGTGATAGTTACACTGATGTTGTCGTCAAGTTTAATGTTGGTCACCTCATGGACAACACAACTGGAATATAAGGAATTTAATAAATGGCTATTTCAAGAGCACAGTTACTTAAAGAACTTCTACCCGGTTTAAATGCGTTGTTCGGGCTAGAGTACGGCAAGTACGAAAATGAGCATGAAGAGATATATGAGACTGAATCATCAGACAGATCGTTTGAAGAAGAAGTCAAGCTAAGTGGCTTTAACGCTGCCCCTGTAAAAGACGAAGGTGCTGCTATCAGTTATGATAACGCACAAGAATCTTTTACTGCTCGATACAACCACGAAACCATTGCAATGGGATTTGCTATTACTGAAGAAGCTATGGAAGATAATCTTTATGATTCGCTTTCTGCACGCTACACTAAAGCACTTGCCAGAGCTATGGCTTATACGAAGCAAGTCAAAGCTGCATATCCTTTGAATAAAGGGTTTGGAGATTTTGATTCAGGTGATGGAGTTGATTTATTCAGCACCTCTCACCCTCTTGTTTCAGGTGGAACAAACTCGAACACTCCTTCTACACAAGCTGATCTTAACGAAACTTCACTAGAAGCGGCTGTTATTCAGATTGCTGGATGGACTGACGAGCGTGGTTTGCTAATTGCTGCAAAACCAACGAAGTTGATTATACCGCCTAACTTGATGTTTGTTGCTCAACGGATACTACAGTCTGATCTCAGAGTGGGTACTGCTGACAATGATATTAATGCGATAAAATCAATGGGCGTTGTTCCCGGTGGTTATGCTGTGAATCATTATCTAACTGATACTGATGCATGGTTCTTAATGACCGATGTTCCAAATGGATTCAAACATTTCGTTAGAACTCCAATGGAAACGAGCATGGATGGCGATTTTGATACTGGAAATGTGAGGTACAAAGCTAGAGAAAGATATTCATTTGGAGTATCTGATCCGCTTGGTGCTTTCGGTTCTTCAGGAGCTTAATTTTGTTAATGGAACCTGTGATGGGGGGGTTTCTTACTCAACCCCCATTAACTTTATCTAGGGTAAACTTGTCCTACAGACTGACCTAGCAGACTCGCCAAGACGGTAGGACTTATTTCCGTAGGAGGAAATTATGGCAAAATCAACCTTTTCAGGACCAGTTCAATCATTGGCTGGTTTTATTTCGGCAGGAAATGCTAACGTAGTTAGTCTAACTGCTGATACAACACTTACAGTTGCATCTCACGCTGGTAAAGTATTAATAACAAATGATGCAGATGGTAAATTTACTTTGCCTTCTATCGTTGCGACTGCACCAGATGCAGATGACGATCCAAATCAAACTAACAATTTGGGTGCTACTTTTACATTTGTTGTTGTTACAGCAGCTACAGATATGGACATACTAACTGACGGAACAGA